AGTTATATAACAAAAAGGATGATGCTAGCGGTGCAGCTTATAGATTAGCATTTGATATGCTTGAATCAAAAATGGATGATGATGATTTTGATCAATTTTTAGACGCATATAACATATGACAGCTAAATCAGAAGCACAAAGACAAAAAACCAGCAGACAGCGAAAGCTAGACGCTGGCTTGGTTCGCAAAGAATACTGGGCGACTCCAGAAAATCACGAATTACTTAGAGCGAGGTTAAAAGAATTAAATGAATAATGATGAATATCAAAAGCTAAGATTTGAGCTAATTGAACACCTCGAAAAGATGAGCAGACGAATATCAAACAGTGATCATAGTTTCGGATTTAGATCTGCTATATTTAGTGCTGATGAGTTTTTAGCCAACAAAAATAAACAACACCATGAACGATGACAAGTTAAGCTTAAACGGTTGCGGCGGCGTGACAAGAAGAGCGACAAATAATGATATACTTAAAGAAAATGAGTGCGTTTTAAAAAGCGTAGGATTTCGTTTTAAAGACAAAATATCAGGAGCTATGCAAGATTACATGGAGAACGCAAGTTATGATAATACAGAGTTTCTAGCAATCGCTGAAAAAGCAGACAAGAAAATCGAAGACCTAGAAAACCACCTAAAACTATATCTAGACCTTTTAGCAACGAAAAAAGGAACTGATGCGGAATATATTAGCTGGCTTAACAAGGCGAAGGAATTATTAAAATGAGCTTTTCTTTTAAATCGGGTGATTATAAGTATTTGGCGAAAAAGTTAGACTTATTGAGAAAGATAAAAAATCAGTTGATTGGTGTGTAGAGGGGCCAACTAACGTTGGCAAAATGTGGTGGTGTTCTGAATCAGAGCTAACACACACAAAACCTATGCTTAGCGGAGTGGTATAACAATGAGTGAATTATCCGTAGATCTTATGGCAATGAAGAACAACAAGCCTACAATTTTTGAGCTTGAAGGTCATGATATTAAACCTTGCCCGTTTTGCGGATCTAGTGAAGTTTGCGTAATTGATAAGCCAAACGATTACGATATGTGCTGGTGCAGGTGTACCAGATGCGGCGTAGAGGGGCCATTTAGACCAGATAGAATTGGGGCTATAAAATTGTGGCAAAAGCGCCATCTAAAACAAGATAATACCGATGGCTGAAGCCACCAAAATAGCATTAACCAACAAAGGATAATAGAGTGGACACACTACCTAAAATAATATATTCAGAATTCAACTTTCGCAGGCATGCTAGAGGGTTAGACGCGGCAAGATTTGACATTGTTGACGAAGAGGGCGAAACCTACCGGCTTTGGATGAGTAAAAAAGACATAGAAGAAAATATAAAACTACATCCTCATTGCGCGGTGGTGCTGGTTAAGGGTCTTGGTTGGTATGACAGTTAGCAAATACATCTAATTATGATACAATACACATAACTAAACAACGGTTAATCAAATGACAACATCATGTTTACAATCACCCGGACACATAAAGGGTGGGAAATCTCAAAAATCCATAGCACTGAAATCGTGCTATTTAAAGAGATTAAATCACTAACTGAAGCAGTTGCAATTGCAAAGGCGAATGGTTTGATATTGTCAGAAACTAACACAAAGAGAGCAGCATAATGTCTCCACCAAGCGGACAAGATCCAGACAAAGACACAACATCACAAGCGGTATTATCAGCAAACGCAATGTATGACGAGTCAATCGCAATTCTAGACAAGATTGACGAACCGTCATTTACTGACAAGCAAAGCAGAATTGACTTTGTCAAAGACACGCTAAACGCTATGAAACAGTTAATCAATGGCTGATGGAATAATCATACTGTTTGCTTTGTATTTTTATTCTCAAGCAGGAATAGAATTTAAGAAGATAGCATTTACTGTATTGCTTTATTTTGTCGTAAGCGATGTTACATATCATTATTTCTTTCTTGAGTTCAGACTCCAAAATAAATGGCCTCTCTATCTAATGTATAACGTGATTAACGTGACAATACTATTCAGATTGGATTACTTAAAATCTCACAATGCGATAAAAATGTTAATATCTCTTAATATTTTGTTAAATATTGTACAGGCGTTCTACTTCATAACGACAACAGACAGTCATTTTGTTTATAATATGTACAAATATATAGCCATACCAATTGCTATTCTTGCGTTAATTTATATGGGACTGTTAAGAGATGGAGCTAAGTATTTGTCTATCAAGAGCTATAATAACGCTTATCTCGCTCGCGTGCTTTGCAATCGCAGGTTTCATTTTTTTCGCGGGGATCTGGTATGAGCGGCGCAAGCAAAAAGAATCAGAGTACTCAAGATATATCGCAAAACTTCGCGAATATTCTTGCAGAAAGTCTAGCAAAAACAAACGAAGCATTACAAAGACAAGCAGAGGGGAGCGCTCGAACTGATAAGGCTATAGAAAAACTTACGGTGACTGTTGAAGAGTTAGTTAAATCTCACATCGAAACAAAGAAAGATAGAGAATATGACGCTATCAGAATGGAGCGAATCGAGAAGAACCAAAAAGAACAAGGGTCTAAAATAGAGACAATCAATGACACAGTTCTACTACTAAACGAAAGAGTAGGAAACCAAAAAGACAGCTGGACTACTCTAAGCAAATGGGTGTTAGGTGTTCTGTCAATTATAATCACAGCTGTAATAACAGTTAATATCGTATGACAATAAGCGCTTAGCTAAAATAATGAGAGGTTTTTAATATGAAAGGTTCAACAGAAGAAACAACAGGTGCAGGCGTTAACTGTAACGGTCACGGTGATGGAATAGACCCGGACTGGGATATAATAGAAGGCGGAGGCGAAGGTTTAAAATGGTTGGATAAATTATGATTAAATGGCCGACTAGGTACTGAATGAAAAATCTAGTGAAGTTATCAGATATAACAAAAAGCAACCCTATTGCAGTTATTTATTTGTGTTTAGCCCTAAAAGAAATTAGAGAAGCAAACAAGATTCTTGATGAAATTCATAGCAGGATTATTAACAATGATTAAATGGTTAAAGAGCTTAATAAGATGGTTAAATGAACCAATCCCAAAGCATTACAAAATTACCTACCATGATAACGGTGTTCATTTGTACGCGCCTAGGATAGAGTTAATCCCAGAGGAGCTTTTTAAAACGCCTGAATTTAAAAGACAGTTGCTAGCTTTAAAAAAACTAAAACAGCTTAAGGATTTAAAATGAATTGGCTACAAAAAGAATGGCAAGCAATCAAGGCATCTAAAACTATCAAGATGTCCTATCTAAAAGTGATCGCTGGAATAGTTTCAGTGTTACTCGCGGTATCTGGTTATTTTGAAGGTTCAATTGACCCTATGTGGTTTGGCGTTGGTGTGACCATTCTAGGCATGGCTGATAACAAGTTAAGAAAGCTGACTAGAAAACCTTTGGATGAGAAATAATGGGCTTTATATCAAAGATATTCTCAAGTGCTAAGAATTACTTAGTAGTTGCGTTATCAGCAATAACAGGAATACTGTTTTTTTGGTTAAAGCTCAAGAATAGAGAAATAGAGCAGCTAGAAGAAGAGGTTGAACTGGCTCACAGGGAAAAAGTAATTGATAACATGGTAGAAGTCGCTGAGACTCAAGCAGAAGCCCTTGAAGATGAAGAACTAAAAAACATCAATGAAAACGACTGGCGTAAACACATATGAAGTATTTAATATTGCTACTATTACTAACTGGATGCGGTCAAACCAAGTACCGAGTAATCCACAAGCCTTTAACTATACCATCTCAATGCAATTTCGATAAATTCACAGAAGAAGAAAAAGACTCTATGACTCAGGCTGTCGGCATGAAAATTTACACCAATCAAGAAGGGTGCAGAATAAGACAAAATAGGATTGAATACCTGATTAAAACACATAACGAATCCCATAAAAATAACTAGCATAATAGAACAGAGTTTAGTATTATTGGTTTTCCTGCTCAGTGTGATTAAGTCGTATTGAGCAAAGAGATAGTTTTCCACTTCATTTTTCTATCTCTATAGCACTAAGCCCCTCACGGGGCTTTTTTATGCCAAGGTTAATTTACCTGATTTTCTATTTATGTTATAATTTAAGCCAATAGCAAGAAACGCTAGATCCTTAGATGAGGGGACAAATGTTTAAATTCATAAGCAAGTACTTCCAAAAGCAAACAAAGAGCTGTGGGGTAGAGTGCACCGAAAGCCAAAACACAGCAAACCTGATAAAAAAGACGCAGGGATGACCCTTGTTGTGACGAGTAGCGGGGGGGGCAGTGTAGATGACTAGAATGGGAAGACCTAAGCGCTATTCAAAAGATCTTGCAGATGAGATATGCTTTTTAATAGCTCAAGGAAACTCAATGAGAAAGGTTGCTGCTATGGAGAAGATGCCATGCGGACAAACTATATTTTCATGGTTTAGAGATTACCCAGACTTCTTAGAGCAATACACGCGTGCAAAAGAAGAGAGCGCCGACTCAGATCAAGACAAACTCGACGAAATAGCCGAAAAAGTACTTACTGGAGAATACGAACCACAACCGGCTAGAGTTGCTGCGGATATCATAAAATGGTCTGCTAGCAAGAAAAAACCTAAAAAATATGGAGATAGGCAACAAATAGAGCACTCTGGAAAGATAGGGCTATCTGATTTAACCGATAATGAGTTAGCGCAAAAGCTTGAAGATCTAGAAAATAATGAAGATTAATAGTTGAAAACTATGATTAATCACCACAAGTGTCAAAATTTACGGGGTTTATACTTCAAAGTCTCAAATAAATATAGTTAAAGCCTATACCAAGATAGTAAATGCCTAAACTAGACCGAAAAAAAACCATAGAAAAAATCCAAATCCTCGAAGAGCAAAAGCGAAGGGTTAAGTACAATCAACTCAAGCTTTACAGTCCATACCAAAAGCAAATAGACTTTCATCATGCCTATGCTAGCGAAAGAATGCTCGGGGCTGGCAATCAAACTGGAAAAACTTACTCAGGCGCAAGAGAGGCAGCATATCACGCAACAGGATTATATCCCGACTGGTGGGAGGGTGAGGTGTTTGATAAGCCTACGGTTGGATGGGTTGGAGGCGTGTCTGGCGAGGTCATTCGAGATACGACTCAAAAGCTATTAGTTGGCAGGATGCAGGATTTAGAATCAATAGGCTCGGAGGCAATACCGAAAGACTGCATACTAGAAACCGTCAAAGCGTTAGGCGTTAAAGATCTGCTAGATCATGTTAAAGTCAAGCACGTATCCGGCGGTACAAGTTTGATATTCTTCAAATCCTACGAAAAAGGAAGAGAGAAATTTCAAGGGGAGACTATCGACTGGGTTTGGCTTGACGAAGAACCTCCAGAGGATATTTATTCGGAGAGCTTAACAAGGACAAACAAGGGGCAGAATGGACAGTTTCTATTTATCACTTTCACTCCATTAAAGGGAATGACTACAGTCGCCTATGATTTTTATAGCGGACTAAAACCTCAAAAACATTTAACCAGGATGACCATCTACGATGTAGATCACTACACCGACGAAGAAAAAGAAAGCATTGTGGCAAGCTACACAGATCACGAGAGGGAGGCTAGATCTAAAGGTATACCAACTGTTGGCGAAGGTCGAACATTCCTAACCCCAGAAGACGAAATAAAGCACAATAAGCAGCCAATGGAGATGCCAAGATGGTGGGCGCATATAGCGGGACAAGATTTTGGCTATGGTCAATCAGACAAATCGCATCCAACGGCGCTAGTATTTATGGCTCATGATCGGGATTTAGATATTGTTTATATTTATGACGCGTTCTATGTGCGCAAGCCAACACCAATAAAAGTAGCTGGAGCAATAAGAGGAAGGCACGATTCTATCGACTGGATGCCTATTGCATGGCCTCATGATGCAATGAAAGCAAGTGGGGGGAATGAAAAAGGAACGGTTGCCGATTTGCATGCAGCTCAAGGTATGCAGATGCTAGAACACCACGCAACCTTTGAGGACGGTGGCAACAGCGTTGAAGCTGGCGTTATGGAGATGGATCAAAGAATGCAAGACGGAAGGCTTAAAGTAGCATCGCACCTTGACGACTGGTTTGACGAGTACCGAATGTATCATCGAGAGAAAGGAAAAATAGTAAAACTAAGGGATGATTTAATGTCAGCTACAAGATATGCTATCATGTGTTTAAGATATGCAGATACCGAGCCTCGTGAAGAATACGAGGACTTTGACGAATACAGTGAAGTTGGAAGCGGCGGATACTAGATGAATAACGATATAGAGATTTATGACGAAGAAGAAAGTGGTGAAGCCCTGCAAGGGATAGCATTAATTCAGTCATTCTTCACCCTGGATGGTGGCGTATTTATAGCAAAGCCTAACATTGCACCACTTATCGACGACGACGCCTTAAAGCTGGTTGGTCAGTCTGTTGTTGAGGGTTACAACACTGACTTGAACTCTATGTCAGAATGGGTTGAATATCTTGAGGCAGGAAGAGAGCTAGTAAAACAAGAAAACAAATCACGATCCACGCCCTGGGATGGCGCTAGTAACTTTAAATCCCCAACTATTACCATTGCCGGAATAAAATTCAGTGACAGAGCATCTACCGAACTATTGAGACAGGATGATATCGTCAAAACCAAGGTAATAGGAAATGATGATGGAGGTAAAAAATCCGAAAGGGCTGATAGAGTAGCGATATATCAAAACTATCAAATCAATGAAGAAATGCCAGAATGGAGAGAGGAGCAGGGTAAAATGATATCACTCCTCCCGCTTGAAGGTGCTTGTTTTAAAAAGACTTACTACGACGCAACGGAAGGTAGGGCGGACTCAGTGGTTATCAGATACCCAAACTTTGCAGTCAATCAGGATACTACGTCAATTCAGAGAATGCGAAGATTTAGCGAGGTATTCGACAGGTCAAAGGATGAAGTGTTATCAATGCAGAGGCAGGGTGTTTGGGTTGATCTGAATGAAGATGAGTCCGAAACGGGGCTATCTGTCGAAGATTCAACGGGCGTAGAAAACCAAACTCAGGACGATAAGTACTCTCAATTCATCGAGCAGCAAGGGTTTTATGATTTAGACGGTGACGGATATCAAGAGCCATACACTTTTGTTGTGCACAGAGAGACCGCGCAAGTTATGAGGATTATTCCAAGGTTTGACCCAGAAAATGTGTTTATAAAAATGGGTGGGCAGAGGTTCGCAGTTAGACTTTCTGATGAATTTTTAGCAAACCATGAAAACTCAAAGCTGATGAGAATCAAGCCAGAAAACAATATAACAAAATACGGCTTTATCAGAGATCCGCAAGGTAAATTTTTGGATGTTGGGTTTTATTCTTTGCTCGGAGCTATCACATCAAGCATTAACTCGACCACCAATCAGTTGGTTGATAGCGGTACTTTGAATAATATTGCTGGTTCTACCGGGTGGCTCGCTAAGGGGTTCAGAAATAAAATGGGTTCAACCAAGTTCAAGCTTGGGCAGTTCAAAGAAACTTTGCTGAGCGCTGAACAAATGCGTAACGGCATCATGACCCTGCCGGTTGGCAGTCCTTCACCGGTACTTTTCAATTTAATGCAGATGTTAATCGCTAGCTCGCAGGAATTGTCGGCTAGCGCTGACCTTTCTACATCATTGGGAGCAAATGCGCCAGCAACCACAACGTTAGCGCTAGTTCAAGAACAGCAGCAGTTTTCAGGCGCAATCATTCTAAGAATGTACGGCTCTATGAGTGAGGAATTCAAGAAGTTATTTGTATTAAACTCCAAGTATGCCGATCCAGAACACTATCGTGAGGTGGTGGACGATGAAAACGCAAACTTTGAAGAGGATTTTGACCTTAAGCAAATGAATGTAGTCCCAACGGCCAACCCAGAAATATCTAGCAAGATACAACGAATTCAACTAGCAGAGGTTGAAATGAGCAGGTTAGATGCCATTATAGGCGTTGGTGGAGATCCTAGACCAGTGGTAAGGAACTTTTTGGAGATGATTGGCTCGGTTAATATACAAGAAATATTCCCCGAATTAGATCCGATGCAAAGGTTACAAGATTTAGTATCTAAAAACCCAGAGCTGGCAGAGGTTATATCTCAAGAGCAGCAAAGAGCGCAAATGTTGATGGCGGCAGAGCAGCAAGCCATACAAGAGGACAGATCAATGCAAGCAGCTTTAACAGCCTCAAAACTGGACAAAGAAGCGTCTGAGATAGAGAAAAACAAAGCATCCACTAAGAAAATATTGGAAGAAGCAGAAACAGAGAACACCAAGAACTTATCAAACATTTACACCACGGCGGGGCAACTCGACAAACAATCATTAGAGAATGAGGCACTAAATGAACAACGAAGATTATCAAGATTGGAAGAACCACCCAATAACCAAGATCGTATTAACTAACATAGACGCAGCGTTAGAAGACGTTCGCAAAAGAAGCCCACTTAAAGAAACTCTAGACCAGACCGCGATGCAAGCATCTTATGATGAAGGTTTTTGCGAGGGTGTATCAGTATTTATTCAATGGATTGAGATTAAAGAATTAAATATGGAGAGTGAGAATGAAGATTAAACCTTGCGGGTATTATGTGCTAGTTGAAGTTGAGCCAATGGAAACCCATCACAAAGACTCAATCATAGAAATGGTTCAGAATGAAGCAAGTAGGGAGCACGGAGGGCGTGAGGTTGGTGTTATCGTCTCTTTCGGCAACACTTGCTTTAAAGGATTTGAAGGATGCAGCAGTCCTTCAGATTGGGGATGCAAGGTTGGTGATAAGGTTGAGTTTAACCGGTACGACGGAAAGAAACCAGCTCAAGCCGAAAATGACGAAAGTCTAGACAATTTTAGATTGATTAATGATAGTGACATTATAGCAGTGCTGGAGGATAAGTAATGAGTGAAGAACAGGAGATTGAAGAGCAAGACGCTGAACAAGTGTTTTATGATGCCGTTGAAAATGAAACAGTGGTTGATGATGAATCTACGACAGAAGAGCAAGAATATTCACCCCTTGAGCAGGAGGCTCTAGATTCAGGGTGGACGCCAAAAGAGCAATTTGTTGAAAAAGGTGGTGATGCTGAGCGCTGGAAAACTGCCCATGAGTACGTAGAATACGGAAAGCTTAAAAACGCACTAAATAATGCAAAAGCCGATCAAGATAGGATGAAAAGCGACTTTGATAAACGTTTAGAATCTGTCAACAAAATACACAAGGCTCAACAAGAGGCACAACTTAACGCTTACAAGGAAGAGCAGCGAAGAGCAGTGGAAGAGGCTGACACAGCAGCTTACGACGAAGCGCAAAAAAAGATAGACGGGATGAAGAATGAAACGCCGCAAGAGGTACCGGCTAAAGATCCTAAAATCATTGAGTGGGAAAACAAAAACTCATGGGTTAACGACATAAAAGATCCAAGGGCACAAGAAGCCAATGATTTGTGGAATAGCTACGTGAATAGAAATCCTAATGATTCGGTTGATAACGCGCTAGCTTACATTGACAGGGTTATGGGCTTGAACGAGCGAGAAACCAACCCGCGTCGAGAAGCTCCTAGCGACACATCAAGACAAACCACTAAAACTAAGACAAAGTCTAGCTTGTCATTTAATGATTTAACGCAAGAAGAGCGGGATTTTTACAACCAGACTAAGCATGATTTATGGGCTGATGCCAAACATCCTAACGGAAATGTTAAAGAGTATCTTAAAGCCGTCAAAGATTCGAGGAAAGGGTAATGAAAGAGAACAGAAACACACCAGCACAATCAAGAGAAGCAGATGCTCATAGCGCAAAAGGGCGACCAGATCGAGTTAGGTTCGGGAGTCAGAATAAGCTAGCTATCGCAAATCAATTTGTAAGAGATGGCTATCACGCCCATTTATTTGTTGACAAAGAAGGTGAAATAGAGGCAGCGCAGGCCGCATACTATGAGTTCGTAAGGGATGAGAAGGGTCGAAAGGTGACAATGGCGGCAGGCGGCGGAAGGACTCATTATTTAATGGAAATAGAGCAAAAGTACTATGATGAAGATATGAAAGCTCAAGCAGATGCTATTGATAAAAAAATGATGACTACTAACTCTCTAAAAGATAACGAGTACTCACCAGAGGGACATAATGTAATAGCAACAAGGGATAGAGAGCAAATTTAACCATTATTTGGCTATATTAACCAGTTATGGTATTATTGGCTAAATAGCGAGAGACGCTAAACAAAATCACAAAGTGCGAAGTAATAGTTATTGCTAAGCCCAAACCAGCTTGAAGATAGCGATCTAAAAACTGATTTGAAACGAACGCCCAAACGGGTTTATTTTAAATTATTTTTTAGAGGATATTATTATGGCTGGTGGATTCAGACCTGTTAATAACTTAGATGGCGCTGACTATACAGGCGGTGTCGTAACGTATGGGGTGGACTCTGGTCACGCCTCGCTCTTAGCGGTTGGCGATCTCGTTCGCATTACCGGACAATCTGACGCTAACGGGCTGCAAGAAGTTGATGCAGCAGCAGCAGCGCAAACAATCACAGGTTGCATTGTCGCAATCGATAGAAACATCTCAGACCTAGAACAATCTGGCTTACCAGCTTCAACGGCTGGCACGGTTAAAGTTGCAGTTGGTCGAAATTTACTTATGGAAGCTCCCACCTCAGCCGCAGTTGCTGCTGCTGACGTTGGCGGTAACGCTGACATAGTAGCAACAGCAGCAACCGCTAGCGGCGGCCTAGTAAACTCCAATATGACAGTAAATACCGGCTCAGTTGGATCGGCTACAGCGCAAATACGGATAGAAGGACTTAAGGACGGCGGCACAGCCGCAGGCTCTACAGTTTACTGTCGTATCAATGAATCAACTTTTGACACAGTAGGGGTATAACATGAGTGTAATCACTACAGGTAACAGCGCTCGCCTACTACAAGAAGGAGTGCAACGGGTTTTTGGTCAGGCTTATGATTCACATGAGCAGCAGCATTTAATGCTTTTTGACCAATCGGCCTCTAGGAAAAACTTTGAAATTGACGCCCAGTGGGAAGGTTTGGGATTAGCTCCTGTCAAGCAGGAGGCAGCAAGCACAGCTTACGACTCTCAACAACAAGGGTTCACGCCAAAATATCCAAATCTAACTTATAGCTTGGGCTTTATTGTTTCTCGCGAAGAAATGGAGGACAATCTTTATGATTTATTTCCTAAGCGATCTAAAGCCTTAGCTTTTTCCATGAACCAAACTAGGGAAAATGTTGCTGCAAACGTCTATAATCGTGCGTTTAATAGCAGCTATCTAATGACTGGCGGAGATGGGGTTGAATTACTGTCAACCGAACACGTTAGAGGTCCGTCTGATTCAACTACGTTTAGCAATGAATTGGCAGTTGCCGCGTCATTGTCAGAGGTTTCTTTAGAGGCGTTATTAGTGCAAATTAAAAATGCTGTTGACGCAAGAGGCTTAAATATTTCGATCTCTGGTCAATCGTTAATTGTCCCGCCTGATTTATGTTTTGAAGCTGAAAGATTGTTGAAATCTAGCTTGCAAACCAACTCAGCAAACAACGACATTAACGCTATCCGGTCTATGGGTTTATTGCCTAAAGGCAGTTTTGTTAATAATTACTTATCATCGGCTACCTCCTGGTTTGTAAAAACAAATTGTCCAATGGGTATGACGCACAACGTCAGAAAGGCGGTGCAGTTTGAGCAAGATAATGACTTTGGCACAAGCAATGCCCGCTTTAAAGCCTCTTATCGAGATGCTTTTGGGTGGACAGACCCACGCGGACTTTACGGAAGCGCTGGCGTTTAATTATTAGGGGCGAAAGCCCCTTTTATGAACTATAAATATTCAATATGACCGTATGGCGGTTTATAGGAGTAAATTACATGACTATTAGCAACTTTCCTAACGGCTTTTTAAATGGCGTAACTATACGAAACGCGCCGATTCAGCAATCACACCCCGGTCAAGTTTACTGGGTTAATTCAACCTCTGTTCTTGCCCCAGGTGGAAAAGGTGGGGCGGATTCTGGATCTGGAACTTATAACCAGCCATTCGCGACTTTAGATTATGCTGTTGGGCGGTGCCAGCCGTCTGCTGGTGATATCATTATGTTAATGCCGGGGCATTCAGAGACTTTATCTAGCGCCACAGCTTTGGCTTTAGATGTTGCAGGTATTGCCATCGTAGGCTTAGGCTCTGGGACTTTGAGGCCTAAATTTATACTTGATACGGCAACCACTACAACTATCTCGGTAAGTGCGGCAAATATCAGCGTTAAAAATTGTATCTTTTCGGCAAATTTCGCAGATATTGCAGAATTATTCACACCAACAGCAGTAGAGTTTCATTGTGAGGACTGCAAGTTTACACAAGAAGCTGTCAATATGAACTTTGTTGAAATTGCAGACTCCAGTACCACAGACAATGAGATAGACGGCTTGTCTTTCCTTCGTTGTGAATGGATAGAGCCAGACACGGCAACCACATCATTAATTAATGTTGATGCCGATATTGATCGCTTAAGAGTGGTAGATTGTGTAATCAACCTTGGAATTAACGGTGTCCTGGCTTGTATCGCTGAGGTTGCGGCTGGCAAAGACTTAACCAACGTATACATTCACGGCAACAACTGCATTAGGCTCGTTACGGCAAGCGCTGTAGGGCTTATTACGTTTGCCGATACTACTACGACAAACACTGGCATCATGTCTAACAACACTTGGACTCATCGAGACATATTGGGTGAACTGCTGTTAACTGCTGGAACTTTGATCCACACATTTGACAATAAGGCTAGCGGAGTAATCAACACTTCCGGCTACTTATTGCCTGCGGCTGACTCTTAATAGACGCCTCTTAATGAGGCTTGAGGTTAATTATGACAAGACCTATATTGTTAGATATAGACCTAGACGACGTAGATCCAAACGGAATTGTTGAGCTGGAAACGTTAGTCGGCGCTGGAGATTTTACCATCGGTGGCGCTTTGGCTTCTGGCGGTGTCGCGACCATGGATTATGCTAGACAGTTGGTTGTAACTTCTGTCGGCAATGACTTGGGGTTGACGTTTACCGTAACTGGTACTGATCAAGATGGCATCGCATTAGTTGAAAGCGTCGCAGGAGCAAATGCTACAACAGCAGAAACGGCAGGTTATTTTAAGACTGTAATTCAGATTGCATCAGACGGAGCAACCGCTGCCGATGTTAGCTGGGGTACGGTGGATGAGGCTAGCTCTCAATCAGTTCCTCTTAACTCTATCTCTGATTCAGGTGCTACAATCCATGTTGATGTTACTGGGACAATTGACTTCACCATCCAGGAGAGGTTCGATAACGTTCAAGCATCAACAACCGCCATTCAGGATGCAAAATGGCAAGATGTTACGGCTTTGGCTGATAAAACAGCCGACACAACATCAATACTAACTGTTGGGGCAAGCGCTTGCAGGGCAATGGTAAATAGCCATTCGTCTGCTGCCGAGATGCAGGTTTATATTTCACAACCTCCATACGGGGGATAAATGAAAAATCGATACGTACCTGGTGATAATAACGTCATTGACGATATCACAGGATTTAAACACAAAGCTAGTGAGATGCGAATGTTAAGTGGCGAGCAAAAAGGCTTGCTTACGCACAAATCGAACTGGAATCCAGCCCATCCTCAGTTACACATTCGCCCTAGAGCGGAAGATCAAACGGTGCGAAATGTCAGACTAAGGCAGACGGATAACTTCATAACAACCGCCGTTACTCAGGATGATCTATGACGACTTCGGGAAGTGTTGATTATGAGTTGGACGCGGAGGGCCTGATAACAAAAGCTTTCCAAAAGCTAGGCATTCGAGCGGCAGAAACCCCTTTAGAAGCTTTTGAAATTCAGGACGGGTTAAGCGACTTAAACCTAATGCTTAAATCATGGCAAATGGACGGTATGCACCTTTGGACAAGGCAAGAGGGTATTGTTTTTCTGGATGTTGGTAAAGCTGATTATTTGCTAGGCGCTTCGGGTGACGAGGCTACGTTATTAGATGATTTTATCGGTACGACAGCCACAGCGGCGCACGTAACAAGTGACACAGTAATAACGGTTAGTGATTCTACCGGCATGGCGGCGGCTGATTTTGTTGGGATCAAGTTAGACGACGGCACAAGGCACTGGACAACGATTGTAAGCGTTGATAGCTCCGAACAGATCACAATAACAACAGGTTTGGCAAGCGCAAGCGCGAGCGCGAGCACGGTGTTTACTTATACAACCATCATCCAAAGACCGTTAAGGATCACAAGCTCAAGGCGAAAAACATACGGCGACGATAATGAGGTACCGATTGATTCATGGTCAAGAGAAGAGTATTTCAATCAGGTTAATAAAAATTCAGAAGGTACGGTTATAGCCACCTACTATTCACCACTATTAGTTAACGGGCGGTTTTATGTGTGGCAAACAGCCAGCAGCGCCAACGACTATATCAGGATCTCTTTTGAGCGAACCATAGAAGACGTTGACGCAAGTACTGATACGCTGGATATCCCTGTTGAATGGCATGAGACAGTTATTTACAATTTAGCCGCTCGTTTAGTGGATAGCTATACAGTGCCATCGCAAAAGCAGCAACAAATTATAGGAAAGGCGCGATATTTTATGGATATGTCGTTAGGGTGGGATCAGGAATTAGAAAGTATAGACATACAACCAGATTTTAGATAATGAAAATCCCTTTAGATATATGCAACGGTTTTTATGAGAGCGAATCTTTGCCTTTGAATAGTCAGAGGTGTGTTAATTTGCGCCCAGTGGCCCCCCAAGCGCAATCTCTAAGCAGTAAAGCCCTCCTTGGAACGGATGGAATAAAGACTTTCTCAACAAGTACGGATGGACTTGGTCGCGGTTCAATATTGGCAGCAGCGAAGCCGTATTTTGTTAGTGGTACAAAATTTTATTCGATGAATTCTTTTGGTGTAGCAACAAATCTAGGAACGGTGGAGGGGTCTGGGTTAGTTTCAATGGCTACAAATACAACAGTGGATGGAGTGACAAAAATTGTTATCGTTGTGCCTGGGGTTACTGCTTATGTTTATAACTCATCTTCAAACGACATTACAGAGGTAACCGATCCAGACTTTCAAGTTTCAGATACCGTTGTTTTCAAAGATGGATATTTTATATTTACCGCATCAAACGGGCTTAAGATATTCAATTCAAACCTTAATGACCCTTTAAGTTATGATGCGCTCGACACTGGCACCGCCGAAATAGATCCAGATTTAATCGTTGGCGCGATTGTTAACCACAACGAGCTTTTTGTAATGGGCGAAATTACTGGCGAGCTATTCCAAAATATAGGTGGTTCAGGGTTTCCATTCCAAAGAATCGCTGGGGCAAACATACAAAAGGGCATTGTCGGTAAGTTTGCTATGGTGTCTTTTGATAATTCTTTTGTATTTGTTGGCGGAGGGGAAAACGAACTGCCTGCGATTTGGAAGGTTTCTGGTAGCTCTTCGGTCGTTAAAATATCTAACTCAGCTATTGATCACGCAATTCAAAAATACAGCAAGGACGAGCTTTCTAATTGCTTTGCCATGACTTATTCTAAAGATGGCAACTTTTTTGCTACTTTCACATTTGAAAGCACAAACATTGCAAGTAGAACTTTTGTTTATAACGCCACCACCTCAGCGCTAACAGGTCAAAATGTATGGCACGAAAATCAGTCTGGGTTAGGCTCTGATGGAGTGGAGGTTGACAGATGGCGAGTTCAATCGATCGTTCATGCCTATGGAAAGCTATTAGTCGGAGATTCCAAAACAAGCAAGATTGGTTATTTGGATAGCAGCACTTATGATGAGTATGGCGACACGATTTTAAGAAAGTTAACTACCAGTCCATTTAGGCATTTAGACCAAAGTCAGTTTTGGGGGGATTTAGAACTAGTCATGCTTAACGGTGTTGGTCTCGCGTCCGGGAATGGATCAGATCCTCATATCGCTATGAGCTTTTCAGATGACGGTGGGCGAACATTTTCAAGCGAGTTTTCAAGAAGTTACGGTAAAATAGGACAGTACGATCGTAGAACTATCTGGAGGAGGCAGGGCAGAGTTCCTACAAACAGGGTATTGCAATTTAGAGCAACTGCACCGACAGAATTTGCTATTTATGGCGCTCACGTATGGGACGAGTTAGGAGATGGCTGATTTAATACCGCCAAGACGTAACGAGGTTGTCACCCCTGGCGGCGGCATGACAAGAAGATTCGCTGAGTATCTAGAGTCTATTGCTTCAATAATCAATTCAACAACTAGCGAAGCTGGAACTGCTCAAGACATTGTAGTATCTACTGGAGAAAGTGAGGAAATAGCAGAGGATGAGGCGTTTTTCGCTCAAAGACCACAGCTAGAAGTCAAGGAGTGGAATGCTGTCAACCCGTCATCTCCTTACTATTCTGCATCGTTCGATTGTGTAGAGGCCGCAACCTCGATAGTTTATTTGCCTCAATATCCAGACTTAAACGATCAAGTCATAGTTGCAAGTAATCACAACTCAAGTGTGATAGTATATAGCAATACAAACGGTTCAAACAACAAGATTAAAATAATTGATTTAGAACAGAGCGTTACTATTACGAGAAGAGGAAACAGTTATAACTTTATCTATTTTGGTAGCGGGTACTGGCGGATAATATGAGTTTTGAACTAGATAGCATTGAAAATGAGTTAGACACCAAAGAACTATTAAAGCTAATTTTAATAGAGTTAAAACTAATAAGACTTCATCACGAAGTCATAACAGGTCAAAATTTAAAACCAGAGGACGTATCAAGTGAAGATTGAAGACGGTGGAGGCAGGAATGGGGATATGCGAATATCTGCATCCCAGCGAGGGAATGTTTCAGCAAAAACAAAAAACAGGTTATTTTATATTAGCAGGGATGATGGGTTAGCGTTTAACGCCATTATGCCGTCGTTTAGCGCGGCAGCTGGTAATTATGTTTTTTATTTAAAAAATACCTCGGATGATAAAAACATGATGATTAATCACATAGAATACCACGCTCTTCAAGCTGTCCAGTGGAGCATTTTTCAGGCGACTGGAACGGCCGCTTCTGGAACAGTTATAACCCCTGCAAATATGAATTTAGGCTCAGGTAGGGAGGCTGAGGCTATATCGATGGGCGGCGGCGCAACTATCACCGGCCTAACTATAGGTAAGCAAATAGGAACTCATCGAACAGGTGCGGCCGAAACTGGGGAAATGAGCTGGGGGGGCGGCTTGATTTTATCTCCAAACACTGCAATCGTCATTGAATACAATGCTGGCACAACTGGATTGTGCGAGATTGATTGTCTATTTCATTATGAATCTATTGGCGACATATAATGTCAATCAATGTCTCAATTGCTAACGGGAGGGGTGTCGAGGCATCCGTCAACCAGGATGGAGAGTTGTCTGTTATAACCGCCTCACACCCGCCGCTTTTGGCGCAGAAGGTGCAGCCATTTAGACAGTATCTAACAGACGATGGACTATCGTCCGGAAATAAGGATATGGGGGTTGATGGATCTATCACCAATGTCGATTATTACATCAAAGCAAGTAGTGACTGTGACAGACATATCACATCTTTAAATTTTATTGTAGGCTATGCAACGAGTGGACAGCCTAATGAGTGGGCGGATGGAACAGCACTTGTGAACGGCATGAGATTGTTTTATGAGAATATTCGCGGCGAATCTGAAATACATGAAGCAATAAAATCGAATCAAGATATGTTCAGGTTGAGCTTTTCTCCAGTTATTACGTCGTGGGAGGTTAGGCACGTTGACGCTAATAACGATTATGGTTATTTTATTAGCGTAGACTTAACTAAAATGGGTCTACCATTTGGCATCAAGATGGATATTGGGACAACTCAAAAACTTGTTTGCAGAATAAGAGACAATGCTGGCGCAAGCGCTAATTCCTTTAATTGCATCGCATATGGATTTGATAGGTTTGAATAATGGCTAAAGTATCCGCAATATTTAAAACAGAGTCACAATTATCGACAACCGGCACAACTTTAGTGTCTACCACGGTTGCTGGTGAGGTAAAGACGGTTTCAACAGCTTCTTTTTTTAATACGTCAACATCGGACGCGCAAACAGTAAAGGTTTATAGGCATTTAACAGCTAATGCTATAGCAGACACGAATCTGGTTGAAGAAAAAGCAATCCCTCCACGAAAAGCCTGGAATTGCATTATTGCACAGGGTAAGGTTATTCCTGAGAATTACTCCTTAACGGCAACAGCAACTACAGAAAGTACGGTTAACGCCGAATGCGAGGGGGTTTCGTCGACATGATCGTGAAAGAGATAACAAGCAATCAATCAGAAAGCGTTTTATTTGATAGCGAAATAGCGGAACGTATAGAGATGCCCGATAATAGGCCAGAGTTGCCAACTGATAATGTCGATTATATTGGTGGCTTCGTGAAGGGCTTTTTGTTTGGCGTGGTTATATTTATCTATCGCAATGGATTTACGACATGCCACATTAATGTGTTGAAAAAGTACAGGGCTAAATATTCGGTATCATTTGCAAAAAAAGCATTAAAGCTAAGAAAGTCAAAGATTGTTTATACAAACATTCCTGAAAAGTTTAAAGATGTTGCTAGATTTGCTAAGTTTTTTGGTTTTGATCTGGTTAAAAAGATGAAAAATGAAAATATTTATAGGTTGGGCTGATTATGGGCTTTGTTAGTGACTTTTTTGGTGATGGAGACATTGGCGATATATTTGCAGGAGGCCAGGCGGATGTTTTGGACTTGTGGGGATTTCAGGCTGAAGATGAGGCAAGGGAGGCGGCAGAAGGTGCTTCACAAGCTCAAGAGAGCGCGGCGCGAGAAGGTTTAGCCGAAACAAGAAGGCAGTTTGATCTAACAAGGCAAGATTTAGCCCCGTGGCTAGCAGCTGGAACAGGCGCTTTAGAACTACAGCAAAATCTTCTTGGGGTTGGCGGAGTTGATGCGCAAAGGCAAGCTTATGCAAACTATCTAGAGTCTCCAGGTCAACAATTTTTAAGAGAGCGGGGCGAAAGAGCTTTGGTTGCTAACGCTTCCGCAATCGGCGGTCTTGGTGGTGGGAATGTTCGTTCAGCGCTACAACAACAAGGCATAGGTTTTGCTGCTCAAGATTTCGGCAATTATTATAATCGGCTTGCTGGTTTGTCGAGTACTGGACAAACAACAGGACAGCAGCTAGGTGGGTTTGGTGCTAACTTCGCTAGCAGTACGGCTGGGCTTTATGGGAATATTGGACAAGCCAGAGCAAGTGGCTTATTGGGTGCTCAACAAGCCTCTGCGCAGCAACAGCAACAAGCGACAGGCTTGGCGACAACGGTTGGCGGCTTTTTTCTTTCGGATAGAAGAATGAAACGGGATATCAGAAAGCTTGATCTTAAGAAATGCTATGATGATGTCATGGCAATGCCTCTTTATTCGTGGAAATACTTACAGGAAACAGGGTTAGATCAAGACGCTCACATTGGTGTGATGGTTCAAGACGCTCCAGCCATGATTAAACACGGAAACACTTTAAACATTAATGACGAGCTAATGCTGATTGCTGGCGCTTTACAATATATGAAGAATGAGGGATTAATAAAATGCCATTAGTTACATCACAAGGTTATCAGTTGATGCCGAATAATCTTGGCGCTATTCAGCAAGGGTTTAATCTTGGTCAAAATATACAGCAAGGCGTGTTAAGAACAAAGCTACAAAGAGAGGAGCAAGAAAAACAAGAAAAGCTAAAAGGCTTGAGAGGGAAAGCGCTAGGCGTTGGAGATGGCGGTGAAGTGGAAAGAATTGTTAATGCCCCTGCAATCGAGAAAGAAACTCGTACGCTAATGGATTTGGGGCTTGACACTCAGGAAAAACGAAAATCAGCTAAAGATTTTTCTAGAAAAATAGAAAGCACACCAGATGACGAACTGCTAGATGTTATTAATGAGAGAATAGGCGATATTACGTCGAAAGGTGGCGATCCAAGGGATACCATGCAACTACTTGAAATGACTCCACAACAAATAAGAGGCACTACCGAGATGGTAGACATGATTATTGATCGCGATGCAGTTCGCCAAATGTTCGCAATTGACCCTCAGTCAGCCGCTAGCTTTCTGGATTCAATCGATCCTAGCAGAAGATCTAAAATGACTGGGGTTAAAAGAACATCATCTCAAAATGAGTTTGATCAATTTGCATCGATGCCAGAAGGAACGGAAGAGGAAAAACTAAGAAAAACCCAATTCGGTCGAATGATTGGTGCAATCGGGAAAGCCGCCTCGACTGAAGAAAAAATGCGATTAGATAAGTTTAGGAGCGCTTTAAAAATAGGTGAGTCTGGAAAGATAGAGTCTGGCAAATTAGAGGCTAAACTTAAATACAAGCCACTAATAGCAGAGTCGGTAAAAAAAGCTGAAGCAAAAGCAAAAGCCGAGGGAGAGGCTTTTAGCCTATTGAAAAAATCAGAAGCGGCTTTGCCTGGTCTCGAGGAAGCCACGAGAAAACTAAAAGAATTAGCGCCAATGGCAACAAGCACGATTGCTGGCAGAGCTTACGATGCAGCAGTCAAAGAGGCGGGGTTTGATACAACGGAAGGCGCTAACGCTAGAGCGAAGTTTATAGCAATAGTGAATAATCAAGTATTGCCTCTATTAAAGCAGACTTTTGGGGCTGCGTTTACGGAGAAGGAAGGTGAAACACTTAAAGCCACCATGGGCGATCCGAACGCTTCGCCAGAGCAAAAAATGCAAACCTTAGACGCCTTCATCGATCAGAAAAAGCGTGATATAAAATCTTTGCAAAACGAACTAGATGAAGGTGGAACTATTGAAGAGTGGCGAGCCAAGAGAAAAGAACAAAAAGCACAAACATTGTCAGATGAAGATTTATTGAAAAAATACGGCGGTCTATAATGCCAGACTTAATGACAGCTTTAAGAAACGCGGACGCGGCTGGTGATACCGAGGCTGCTGCTCGTATTGCTGGTATGATCAAAGCTCAAAAGCAGCCACAGCAAGAAACAGGCATTGAACAGCCTAAAGTTGAACGATTTAAAAAACTGCTATTAAAGCAAGCTAGAGGCGAGCAGGGGCTGGATGGTGAAATATCATCACTTCAAAGCGAGCTAGGTCAACAGCAGGCGGATAGACCAGAAAGGCAAGCCCCTCAGCCCACTCAAGAGCAGTGGGAGCAAGCCGGGAAAGGACAGGATATTACTGACATTTTCACCGGTAAAAGCAGAATGACACCAGAGATCGAGGCTATGCCTCACCTGGGTACTGCGCCAGAATTTAATGAGTTTTCCTTGTCGACAATCAAAGCCAATATAGGCACGTTCACGACCGGCGACACAGAAGAGATTAAAAAAATATTTAAAAAACAGTACGGCGATAGAATTTCCTTTACAAAAGATTCAAAGGGAAACGATATTGTTAATTTCCCATCTGGACAATATGCGTTAAATAAGCCAGGGTTTTCGCCTCAGGATATTCCTAAATTCTTTGGAGATTTGGCAGCATTTACATATGCTGGAAGAGCTGGAACTGTTGCTGGTGCGGCAGTGAAAAGCGGTGCTGGTGAGGCGGCTTTAGAGGCCACGGACGTTTTACTTGGCGGCGATTTTAGCCCTCAAGATGTATTGCTCTCAGCTGGGCTTGGCGGGGCTTTCAAAGGTCTTGAAAAAGGCATTGCTAATATTTACGGGCGGCTAAAAAATATTGGGGACGATATACCAGCTACGAGAGAAGCTTTGAAATCGGAAATGAAAAAAGAAACAGCGGATGAGTCTTTAGATCAAGTGGCTGACGCTATAAAAAAGGGAACGGATGAAGATTTAGCCAAAATGGTTGACGCTGATCCAAGGTTTTACCAGGCGGCTGACGAAATGGGTATAAGTACAGAGCCTCTTGCTAGTTTTGCGAGCAGAAATCCTCAGTTTGTGGCTACCGAGTCGGCACTAGCAAGCGTACCATCAAGCCAGCTAGATGTGCAGTCTAAGGCATTCATAAAAGAAGTTTCAAAAAGGGCAGATGACTTAATTGAAGGGTACGGTGGCACTTTAGACAAAGGTCAATTAAATGTAGAGTTTAAGAGAAAGGCTATTGAGGCGATTGATGATTTGGCATCGCAAGCAGATGACGCTTATGGAAAAATAGCCCAGTCATTGCCCAAGTCAAAAAGGTTTGATGCTAAAGAAACTGTTAGTTTTATTAATGAATTAGCCAAAGATTTAGGGGGTGTTAAAGAGCTTCCAACAAAGATAAAAACAATGCTTTCCAGATTGAAGGATAAGCCAACACTCGGCAAGATAGATCAGCTAAGAAGGGAAGTAGGGCAAGCTATCAATAAAAAATCTGGTTCTTTTAAGGATGTCGAATCAGGGCTTAATAAAGCTCTATATGCAAGGCTTAGAACAGATCAAGACTTAATCGCTAAAAATTCAGGAATGGGTGCGGTTACCGACTCAGCGAATAAGTTGATAATCAAAAGAAAACAGCTAGAAGATAATCTAAAAACTCTATTGGGTAAAGATTTAAACAAAGCGCTTTCAATTAATGTCGCTGGATCGCTTAAAGGGCTGGCAAAAGGTGATATACAAAGATTCAATCAAGTTATGAGCGCCATACCGCGAAACCAAAGGCAAGAAGCTGTTTTAACTGCCATGAACGATGTTTTCAAAGGCGGCGGAGTCAATCAGCAGTCATTAAGCACAACGCAGTTTGTGAAGTGGTTCGAGTCTGTTGGTCGCAGCCCAACTGTCAAAAAAAGACTAATGGAAGAGCTACCCAGGGGTGCTAGAAAGGCTGTTACAAACCTTTACGTTCTCGCTAAAGGAATTTCGAAAGCCACAAGCGAAAGAGTACAAACGGGCAGATTAAACGCCATGTTTAATGAAGAGACAGGCTTTTTGAGAAAGATGGTTGGGAAAACAGCCCCATCTGTTGTCGCTCTGTCAACAGGAAGTCCCACTGCGGCAATGATAACAAATTCAACCGTAGAGTTTTTAAAGCAAGGTACTTCTGGCGCAAAAAGAGCGGCTGAATTACTCGCTAACGACGAGTTTAAAGCCCTGATACGAAATGCAGCAAAACAGGGCGTAATGGAAGGCAAGGCAGCAGTATTGCAAGCAGAAAAAAGCATAGCAAAAAACAGTATTTACCAGAAATGGAAAAACGGATTAAGCAAAAAACAAAAAAAAGAGTTAGAAAATTTGGGTTTAGTCAAATATTTATTTGCGTTTACTAGCGAGGAAAGAGAATGAGCCGTTTTGTAATGCCTAGGCAGGGCGTAAGAGGTCAAAATTTAAGCCCCCATGACGGAGCAAAATTATACTTTAAAGTTATTGGCGAGCTTATCGGCGGCACTGATAAAGCTGTTTACACTGATGAGGCGCTCTCGATTGCAGCGACTAACCCGGTTGTTGCAGATAGCACGGGGCTTTTCGAGGGATTGTGGCTGAATGGCGATTATGATGTTTACTTGAGGGATAAAGATGACATTTTGCTGTGGGGGCCTGAAACAATAAGAAGCTTAGTAGCCGAAACAAACGACGACACTCCTAAGTATTATTTAACTATGGCTGCGGCAGTTTCTGATGTTTCAAATTTGGTGGTAGGCGGTATTTTTTATGTTGCTGAGCGCTCTACTGGGAGTGGTGGCGGCGCATGGTGGAAGGCGATAGACGCTACAATATCACCAGGCAATTCACCTAACGAGATAGATATTGTTTCTGCTGGCTCATCTATAGCCTTTCAACACATAGATAACCGAATATCTTTACCATCTTTTGGCGCATCCGTAAGCCCTTCGGACTCTACATCAATAATCAGCAGGGCTGAATCGTTAAACAAGGATATTATTGTTGAAGATGGAGAATATTTGACAACGCTATCAACATTAGACGGGAATTATTCTGGCTTTGGTAGGATAGTAACATCAACTCAAACGCTATATGACGGAAGAGCTAGCCAGGCAGAAACAGGTGTAGCGATATCTAACGATGCAGAATCAAGATTAATTTCCAGAGGAATAAAGGGCGCTCTAAAATCTAGCATTATGTTTAGCGATGATGTTTATACCGTTTATCAACATCGGGGTGCTGATATTTGGCTAGAATCTCTACTAACAAATAGTGGTACGGTTTCGGGCGGATCAGAAAATACACCCTGGAAGGTAACTCAACAAAAGCTATTGAAGTCCTCTGGCTGGCAAACAGTTAAAGATGCTACTACAGCAGGCACATGGAGCACTTTCAATTCTGGCGATCCTGCTGTGTATCCTGGTCACAGCGTCCTACAGGCAAGCCACAGCGCTGCGCAGCGCAGGACTATTACTTGGACTGCGGTGTTTGGCGGCGATATTTACTTAATGTTCACGGGTGATACAGATGGTGGTCAGTGTACCGTCTCGATTGACAGAACTGCGACCAATATAACGGCTGCCACGCTTGCAAATCCATGCGTAGTAACATCCACATCTCACGGACTTTCGACAGGAAACCAAACTAGAATAGATGAAGTTGTTGACGCAGGCGGCAATGACTTAGAGGCTGCTCTAAATGGCAAGGCGCACACTGTAACCGTTGTTGATGCAGACAATTTTAGTTTAGATGGGGTTGACACAACTGGTTTGAGCGCATGGAGTTCTGGCGGTGAATCGCTAAGAATAGATGCGGTAGTTGATCAGTATAACGTATCAGCGGCAAGCCATCGAGAAGAGTCTCTCATCACAAGGGGGTTAGATTCTGAGTCACACACGGTTGTTGTAGAAACCCTCATAACAGCCAATGCCTCATCAACAGGAACTCAATTAAACACAACCAGCATTAGAATTGAAAAAGGTAGTGTAGCCCCTTACTCTGACTTATTTCAAGCTAAGCCGTGGATCGCTGGAAATGTTTCTAGAGCTTATGAAGAAGTACAAGGCCCCACTGGGAGATTCTATTACACAGTTGCAGGAGGCACCAACGGATCAACTGCGCCTGTCCACATTAGTGGAACGGTTTCAGACGGTACGGTTGACTGGGTTTTTATGGCGAACACTTCATTCTCTCAGCAAGAAACAATATTCCAAGTCTCTGGAAGCGAAATGGAGTATGCTTATGAGATTGATTATGCTAGCGGCGGTGCACAAGATATAGGTGGAAACTTGCATGGCGGCGAATTCAACAACAGTCTAACTGTCTTATTAGATCAAGAAGCTGAAACTTTAACGGAAGGCGTAACGTATATTGCTGAATTAATAACAATCCATCAAAACATCACTGATTTTTACGATCCATACGCAACAAAGACAGATGTTGCAACGGTTGATCAATTTCACGAATTCGACTGTAAGTCAATGCGTGTTAGATATGATGTTGATTGGCTAGTGAGCGCTAATGTGGGATATTTCTATTCAGCTATGTGGCCTATTCTTGTTTACAACGGCCCTGCCACTTACAAGGTTTTTGAAAAGATGTTCACGCCTAGAAGATCATTGGTATTTAATGATTACACCGGTGTATCCTCTGGCTTGATTGGAAATGCTAAAGATTCATTCATGCAAGCGGACGGAAGGTTATTCGTAACAAGAGGCTCTGGAGGAGCTCCAACGTCTGACAACGGGACTATCGGGTTTAGTGTAGCGCTTAAGGCTGATATGGTAGGCATTGATTACTACAACAACTCTAACGAGTCCAACGCAGCATTAGCAATGAACCTTAATAGTGGATCATACACTGGATTTAGCTCATGGCTCGGTAAAATGTATTTCCAGTATGCAGCTACAGGACAAGGGTTAGCCGTTACATCATCTGACAAGTTCAGCCACACAGCAACCTATTACACCGTTGTATCACAGAATGACGGCGATTTAAGTTCACTGTAAACAAAACCTATCAACCCATAGAACAATACCTCTTAAGTGAGGTATTTTTTTGCCTGAAATAAATTCAAATTAATTATTGCATTATTAAAACAATGCGCGTATAGTTAACTTACTGAAACGAATTAAGGGAAAGTATGACAGACAAATTCAAAAAGAAGCGTGGCGCTCCAACCAAGCCGCAAGAGGCGTTAAGACCAAACTTAAGCACAAGGATAGATCCTAAAACTAAAAGCTGGCTAGACACCGAAAGAAATAAGATTGGGACACCTTACGGTGTCAGCATAGATAAGCTTGTGCAGGAAAAAATAGATAAGCTAGATTACGACTCACAAGGGTAAATTATGAAAGGCTACGAACCATTGCCAAAATCATCGCTTATATTCCGAGTAGCAGCTCTAGTTTTTATAATCTCTCTGTCAATTTATGAGATATCGCTATGAAAACAGGCAATAGTTTTACTGACTTTATATCAAGCAAAGAATACGGTAGATTCTTCGTAGTCACAGAAACAGAAGCTGAAGAAATCAAAGACAAGAACAAAAAAATAAAAGCTAGCGAAAAGCATAAACTGTTAGAAATTAGGCGAAGAATTGAAAACTATCAAATCAACAAAGAATTAGGATTAATTTAAAGGAGATTAAAATGAAGCTAAAAGACTGTGCATACGGGAAAATTGTTGTCAGCAGTGACAATAGGATAGGTATGGTTGTCGGTATTACCAATACTTGTCCTCATAGCGATTCTTCAGAAAGGTCAAAGCCAGAAAATGCAAGGCCTTTAATTGAATGGGCTGGTGGAACAACTCACGCAATCCATCAAGGCAATATCGAGTTATACAAAGGGGGTCTTTAAAATGAAATGGGCTGAAGTTATTGATATATATTCTATGACCGCCATACAGTTTGGCGCTGATGCGGCGACTCATGCTTATCTGGAAAGCAACCCTGAGCATGATAAATACTACGAAAATCTAATACAGTACTTTAACAACTTTATAGCTAACAAACAATTTGAAGACATGCTAGATAAAGAATTCGTGGAGTAAAAATGAACACTAAAACACTCAAAGAGCTTGCTGATGAACTAGAAAGCTTGGTTGATGATAGCGGTCAATTTAAAAAATTCAAACGACCAGACGCGGCTATATCGGTTTTAACGATTGCTGAAAGATTGCGCAGTGAGTTGGTAGTTAGTCGCGAGTATGAAAGACGTACATCGATGCAGCGTAGAGAGTGTGATAGGGCGCTGCAAGAGCTTTCTAACTTGTCAGAGTTCAAAGACAGAGCATAAGATTATGAGCCTTGAATCGCTAGAAAGGGAGTTAGAAAAACTCTTAGAAGATAACGAAGAGGCTCAGAAAGCTCAATGGGCTATCGATAATCGGCTAAAGCTATGTAAAACACCTTTACAGAGAGCTGAAATGTTACATGAAATGATGCTCGAATCACTGATAAGGCTTAGAGATACGATAAACGGCAATACCATGCAGAAAGAAAAGTGTAATGTTTTATCATTCAAAGGAAAAGACAATGAATAAAATAATAGCCGAAGCAAAAGAAACAATATTTATAATCGTTGGAATGGTTTTGTCATTAGCTTTCTTATTGCTTTTAATAACATTCCCAATAACTGTAACTTTAATCATGATGACAATAAGCTACGCACTTGATAAATATGGAGATAGGTAAAATGAAAACAACTAACTTAAGCTTGTTATTGGCGCATCATCTTAGTGGTTATCCTCTATATCAAAGCCTGAAATTTAAGAACGACCACTATCCATCGAGATCAATAAACGGCGGTAGACCTATGTTCAAACAAAATAAACGCGCTCAAGCTAGGAAACTAAAATGATTAAAAAATGGCACATTATATTGTTTATGGTTTTATTACCCTACGCACTTTATTATTTGTTTAATGAAGCTAGCTCAGAGCTAGTTTCAATTTCTGTTATTGTTGGCGTATGTATTGAGGTTTCTTGTATGTTTTTTATTTCAGAGTATTCAGAAGAAGAAATCAACAAATTTTTAGGAGTTAAAAAATGATTAACCCACCAAAAAGAATGATTATTGGTCATTTAATTTGTTCGGATGTTCTGCATGTGTATGGGGAGAAAGCAATGGAGATGTATATTTATTTGAAGCTGGTATAACATTCGCAACTGAAGAAGATGCAGAAGAAAACTACAAAGCCATATTTGAACCATTGAGGATAGATAAATGACAATATCAACCCATAAGCCAGAAACACCTTTAAAATGCCCTGTATGTGATTATGACATGTTAACAGGTGAATGTGTTAGAACGTATGACGAAAAGCTAACAGTGTGTAGTTTGGGTTGCTGTATGCAATATAACGTAGATAATGAGTATGAAAAGAATTCGCTAGCAAACTCTGAAACAGCTAGCGAAACATTAGCGGCACACTCTTAACTCCTTGGGGGTGTGTCGTATTTTTTAAAGAATATAGGATTCAATAAAATGAACTACAAAGATGAAAGCTTTGATACTCTTGTTAAAGAGTGCGAGAGAAAGGATAGGGAGTTAAACCTGCTTTTGCTAAAAAGCGTTAAAGATGCTGCTCACGCTTGCGATTTATTTATACAATGTATAGACGAGGAAATAAGCAACGATGAATTATGGCGAAGGTGCGTTATTGAGACTAATAAAATTCACGGTAACGGTTAATATTTAATAAAAAATGCAACAAGAGGGATAAATTATGCAACGCAAGGGTAACGCCCTATTGACTGACAATCGACCACTAGCCGCTTAATTGCGGCTTAGCTGGTAGTAATAGATATTATAGGTGGTGTGATTAACGTGCAGCGGTGGCATTTAGCGTCACGGTATGACGATACTAGTAAACTGGCGGTCATTAAAAAGACTAAATTAGCCACACCAACCTATAATATTTAGGTAGCCAGTAAAGAGGTAAGACTTGGCTAGTTAGGAACACAGTTATTACTTACTTTATCAAGTCGTCACGCAGTATGTTGGCGATACTCATAAAGAAATCGGATGCTGTCAGGTTACGCAGGTCTTACCTTTTTACTGATTAAAACAATTAACCATTTTCCTAACATCGGGAATATGGTCAACAAAGGAGAATAGAGTGAATATAAAGCTTACAAAAGGCGATGAACAATTTGACGCATGTCGGAAACTGGCTAAGTTTTTAGGATGCGATCACCCGGAAGAAGCGGCTTATGCGATAGAAGCTTTTATGTCTTCGTACTACCAAGACGGTGAGACTTTGCCGATGAGTTTGTCTTTTGCAAAGAAAGATTATAATGAGATGCGCGGAGAATGAACATAACAGTGGCTGTTAAACATCTTGAGGTTAAACCATGAGCATAGAAGAATATAACTGGGGTGATCCAGATTTAGAATGCCATTATGATAATGACGGCTTGTTATGGGTTGGAGATTATCTATCATCTGATAATATAAGCTTTAACAAACAAGACGCCATAGCAATAGCTAAACACTTCGATGTAGACAGAGAGTCATTGGTGTTGAAGATTAAGGAGTTGATTAATGTCATAAATTATGATTTTGGCAAAGTTGAAGGATTCAGAGATTTAACAGATCTTGAAATGTTTCTCATTGAAAGTAACGGACGCTTAAAAAAGGAAATGGATGGTTAGATAATGCCTAGGTTGGCATGCTCGTTTTTGTGGGGCTGTTTATTCGGCTCAGTCGGTACATGCTTAACTTATATATTAGCTAGTATAATATTTGGATAATTTTAAATAAAAGTTTGAAAACAGGAAAATAAAATGAGCGAATTAGATAAAACCCCAGTTATTACTTATGATGTAGATGAAGATCATGGAACTGTAAGTATTTTTTATAACTTAAAACTTGTTGTAGAGTGGTGTTATGAAGACGATGACGATATTCAATCACTTTTAGGTGACTTCACTAAAATATTTAATTTAGGCATTGTTTGCGGAAAAGAAAACAATGAGGTTGATATGAGTAAAGAAAAATGTTTTTACTGCGGAAACTATGAATCACTGGCAGCTATAGCCAAAGCTACAGGATCCAGACCAGATGTTGCTTATTTAAAAATTAGTCGTCTTGAGAAAGAGAACGAAGATTTGAGAAATAGGTTAAATAAAAGTTTGAAAATATAATTAAACCATTGCAAAACAGAAGGAGGTGAATTAAAATAGTAATTGCTGATTGATACCAGCCAATCGATATAAAGTAGACCTAAAGTCTTTAACTTAGAGCATCAATTTCAGAGCCTTAGTTCATAAATCTTTATATCGTAACTATATACGGCTGTTATCAACTGGGGTTTTTGCTTTAAGTTAAGGGCTTTTTTTATGTCTGTTATTTGTTCTTGTTCATTGACGGTTCGTTGTGGCAAATAACAGGCATACCCTTCAAAGCAAGTAGACTGTTTAATACTTGGTATTGGTGAGTCACATACTTTAAATCAAGCCGGTTTGAGTCCGGAAGCCAGTACCAAGCCATAAGCAGTCTAATAAAGTGTTTATATAAGATTAGTCTAGATGTAAGTGTAACGTTCACAAAGCGTAGCCTGGTAAGCGTAGTTAGTGATACAAAATCCGTTTTAGACTAATCCCGTATAAACACTTACCTCAGAATAGATAATATAAAGTAGATATTTGGGTATTGGTTTAGCTAGTGCTACGAGATAGAATTTAATAAGTTTTTTCTTTTTTCTTTGTTACTTATTAACAGCTTCTCAAAACCAGCAGATATCTACATTATATTATCTTAAATAGTCCTTAATTAGATTAAACTATATCAGCGTAAATAATCTATCAACTTTGTAATGCGGCTTAATTTCGGGAGACTACCCGAAAGCGGAACTTACCTGTATTGACCCTCAGCCGCCGATACCGTTATCACACGGGGACGGATAAACAGCGAGCAAGTGGGATGCGACCCACGTTAACATGCTGATATATGTTACAAGGTTGGTGATTGCAGTTTAACAGTAGTTACCTGTATTAACTTTTTTCGCTGCCTAATGCGAGGGTTGAAGTATGGCTGGTACAATTACATATTTATATATAATAAGGTCTGGTTTAAGCAACTCAGATCCAATTAAGATAGGTATAGCAGATAATGTCGAAAACCGTCTTAGCGGTATGCAAACTGGTAATCCTAGGGAGTTAGTGGTTCTTTATAAGATACCGATGAACAGCAGAAATCATGCGTTTATGGTTGAAAATAGATTACATAGAAAGTTATCTAAATTTAATATTAGAGGTGAATGGTTTGTTGGTAGGGCATTAAATAAGATTCATATTAAAGACTTACTTGAAAAAAGAAAACATGAAAAACTTTACCATGAGGATGATTTAGATATGATTTACGAAGCTAATAAATATATTTAACCCTCATTAGACAACCTATAACTTAAATAAGGTGAAATAAAAAGTGAAATCAATAAACCTAATAAAAGCCGAAGCCATAGAAGAAGCTAGATTATCAATTATAATACATTCACCACCAAGAGAAGGAACGTTTTTAGAAGGCGCTGAATGGGTTTTTGATGAAATATCAAAACAACTTGAGAAAAATGTATTTGAGCTAAACCAAGAGGATAAATAAAATGAAGCATATACACTTGAAAGAATTAATTAAAGAGCTTGAAAATATGAACCAAGAAGGGGTTGTGCCTTTTGGCTTTGGTGAGCCAGATAGTTACAGAGGTTATTACTCTGAATTAGCATTTGAACCGTTGGAAAATGCAAAAATTTGCGATATGTTGGAGCACGCTAAATCCGCACTGGATAAAAAATTTACCGGTTACAAAGGTGGCGAACATACCATGCACGAATATACTGATTGTTATATAGCTGAGTATGGTTGCAGTGCTGGTGATAAAATAGGTATGACTTTAATCAACATGTGGAAACATTCGATTAAAAATGACTAGCGAAGTAATATCATTTAATTGGAGGCCTCATGGTAAAACTAGCAGTACGCTATTGAATGCTGGATTTACACAAGAGCAACTAAACCGAATTGGTAAAGTTTTTATTGAGAGGCATTTAGGTAAAACAGTCGATGACGCATCAACCAAGTTTAAAAATATGGTTAGGAGTAGCGAATCCGCTCATGGAATAGAAGCGACCGAACCGGAAAATATTAACGAAAAACACAAAGAGTTAATGAGCAATAAGTCAGAGAATGGCGAGGAAAGAGCAAAGGAAGTTAAAGAGAGCGAGACAAGTGATGGCATGAAGCTAAAGTGCGCGAATATGATTAAAGCTAGATACGGCACTCCATTTGATGAATGCAAAAAGATAGTAGGATTAGAGATTAACTAACGAGGAATAGAAAATGAGTGAAACAGTGCATTATATAGGAAAATTAAAGCCAACTGGGAAAACGGTAAGCGAATATGCTGGAGATGTCGAAATCCCAGAAGGTGACACTCTTGATGAATATTTCGAGGGTGAATATTACAATGGAGGCTGTGGATTTAACGAAGCTCTTAAAGAGGCGATAAATAACAACCATTAACTTAAATAAGGAGAATATAGTGAATAACAAAGTATATTTTTACCAAAATAACCCGTGCATAATTATCAGAGATGTTAATGAAGAATTTGCAGAAATAAGATTAAGTCATCATTTTGCTGGCGATATGGAGCTAACAGGTCAGTGCATGGGTTGTAATGTTGGTGATAGCGATAACAAGTTATCGTGTACATGTGATGAGCACTCATGGATTATCGAAGAGGTTCAAGAAGAGGAAAACCTTTTATTGGTGATGTGTGAAAAAAGGCTTTTATCGGAAATTCCGGTCGAGCATATGGATATATCAGCACTCGCTCAAGAAAGGAAAAGATGGCAAGAGAGATTAGCTAAAACTAAAGATCTCCACGAGGAGTGGAGGCTAGATTTAAACGTAAAAAAATCAAAATCTGAATCTCTAAAGCTTGAGATAGACGCTTTAAAAAAGGATGTAGAAGCTAATCGAGTTATCAGACAACAGAGCGAAAAAGGAATAGACGATCTTACTCAGGAGTACAATAAGATCATTGTTACTATTGGATATGGTCAGAAACAAATCACAATGAAAGAATACGACAGGTTGCTAAAAAGGGATGAAACCCTATCTAAACTTGAAGCTGGCGGGGTTGACAACTGGGAATGGTACGACGAATCCATAAATCCAACTGTAACTTAATTAAATAAACTAAAGAGGAATGAAAGAATGAAACATAAAGGATGTAAACATCTCGACTATAGTACCAACTACATTGACTGTAAAATAGTTGAGGTCGATGGTTATAAGTGGTGGGAGCGTCAAAATCCTCCATACGAAGGCGCGCCAATTAAGGTTCAATTTTGCGGAAAAGGTCGAGGCAGAATAAATGGAATATTCCAGTGCAAGCCAAATCGATAAATATTTAACCAAACATAAGGAATAGAAATGAAACTAAAAGAATTTATAAGCAATCTAAATAATCTTGTTAAAACAAATCCAGAGGCTCTTGATTATGATGTTGTTACAAGCAAAGACGATGAAGGAAATGGATTTAATCTAGTTTATTACGCACCACAAATAGGTCATTTCGATGAAGATAGAGACTTTCAGGAAGTTCAAGAAGCTAATGCGGTATGTGTTAATTAGACAACCTATAAACTAAACAAGGATAAATAGACAATGTACGAACCAAAAAACAAAGTAGACAAAGACAGCTTTAGAACTCCGCAATATATTTTTGACTGGCTTAACAGTAAATATAACTTTGATATTAATCTTGCGTCCGATCAAAATAATAAGCTATGCGCTGAAAGCTATGATAAAAAATATGACGCGCTTAGTGCTATATGGTTCGATCCTGAATTTGATATCCTTGTAGGATTTTGTAATCCACCTTATTCAAAAATTAATCCTTGGATAGAAAAAGCGATAGATGAGGCTAAGTTCGGGTTCACTACTGTTTTTCTTATTCCTGACTTTAATGGTGAGGAAATGTTTGATTTAATCAGCCGTCACGCAACAACAATAATTCATTTAATCGGTAGAGTATCGTTTCTCTCACCATGCGACCATATTGTAAAAGTAAAAAACAAGCCAGACAAGTTAATCAAGGAAGGTGATGAGATGACCGGAAACAATCGCGGCTCGTGTGTAGTTGAATTTTCAAAAAGGTATTGGGATATACCTCCAGTGCATTTATACGCCAACACTAAAGACATTAAAGCAGAGTTTGAGAAATGAGAAAGCCAATATTGAGAGCGTGGGATTATTTTCACAATAAAATGTTATACGGAGATGAGTTCGATATAAATAATCACCACGACGGAATAACAGCAGATATATTCACATTTACTGACGACAATACAGTTCATCCAATAATGCAATACACCGGTCTAACCGATAAGAACGGAGTCAAGATATTTGAAGGGGATATTATAAGCTCGCCACATTTTACAGATGCAGCCGGTAAGAATCATACGTTAAATCATATAGTAGAGTGGTCTGATAGGTTTAGCGGGTGGTTTTTACTGAACTGTAAATCTAAAGACCCAAATGATGGATCATTGCAACTGTTTGTTTCAAGATCAGGAAAAATTGAAGTTGTAGGTAATGTTTATGAAAATAATGAGCTAATAGAATGAAAATACTACACTTAACGCTTAAAAAGAAATGGTTCGACATGATCGCAAGTGGTGAGAAAAAAGAAGAGTACCGAGAGATCAAGGTATATTGGGCTAAACGATTACTAAAGAACTACGATGCTATTTTATTTAGAAACGGTTACGGTGAGAAAGTACCAAGCGTTTTAGTTGAGTACAAAGGGTTGACTCAGGGGGTAGGGGATAAATCTTGGGGCGCTCCTATTGAGAAGGCTTATATTTTAAAGTTTGGTAAAATAATTAAAAATGACAACAACTAAACCAAACAACACAGAAGAATTCAGAAAAGCTTGTTTACGCCGTCACTACGAGAATATGACATACAGCACAGCAAGAAGATTACTATCTGAGTTATCTAAAAACGGCAAAGAAACAACTAAATCTAAACGCTTCAAAAAGAGAATTAACTATGCAAAAGGGTATGAATTTATATGAGAGTGTTGTTAGCTTGCGAGGAAAGTCAAACAGTTTGTAAAGAATTCAGAAGGATTGGGCACGAAGCGTTTTCTTGTGATATTAAAAATTGCAGTGGAGGTAAACCAGAATGGCATATAAAAGGAGATGTTATAGATGTTATTAATGACGGATGGGATCTAATGATATCTTTTCCACCGTGCACACATTTAGCGGTTAGCGGCGCAGCATGGTTCGATGAAAAAATTAAAGATGGAAGGCAACAGCAGGGGATAGATTTTTTTATGAAAATGGTGAACGCTCCGATTAATAAAATAGCTATTGAAAACCCAGTAGGAATAATGAGCAATAAATATAAAAAACCGACTCAAATTATACAACCATATTATTTTGGGGATGAGTTTCAAAAAACCACATGCCTATGGCTTAAAGGTTTAAACCCTTTGGTTCACCAGGAAAGTGATGATTTATTTAATAAAAAAACATGGGTCGACAGGGGGGAAATGACCACATTTACCAGCGGAAAAGTCATGCCTAAATGGTATGCCGAATTGAGTGGAAATGGTGGCGAAAGATCTAAAACATTCCCAGGTATTGCTAAAGCAATGGCTAATCAGTGGGGATAATTTAAAATAATACTTGCATTCGCGAAAAGGAGTATATATACTTACCTAAACTCAAAGAAGGAAAGTAAATGACCATTAACAACAAGTTAAAAAAATTAAGAGTCGATAGCGGAATGAGCCAAAGAGATTTAGCGTACAAGGCTGGTATTAGCCTGTCAACTGCGCACAATGCAGAGCAAGAAAATAATCATATTCGACTAAAAACAGCTTACAAAATAAGTGATGTATTTCAGCTTGACGTTAAAGAAATATGGGAGTGGAAATGAACAGACTAATACCGATAACAATTATAGTTCCTGTCGAAAAGTTGGGATTATCTTACAAGTTAAGCGAAGGATATCACGATAACGAGGATTTATTTGAGTTAACAATTGATGTTCCATTTGATGAGAGTATCCTTGATGAGGTTATTATTGAAATAATACGGGGGAAAGAATGAAAAAATACACACGGGAAGAGCTTAATTTAATTATTTCAAAGCATTTTAAATGGTTAAATGATGATTGCGGATCTCGCGCTAACCTTCGGGGCGCTAACCTTCGGGGCGCTAACCTTCAGGGCGCTGACCTTCGGGGCGCTAACCTTCGGAGCGCTAACCTTCAGGGCGTCAACCTTCGGAACGCTAACCTTTGGGACGCTAACCTTCGGGGCGCTAACCTTCAGGGCGTCAACCTTCGGGACGCTAACCTTCGGGACGCTAACCTTCGGGGCGCTAACCTTCGGAGCGCTAACCTTCAGGGCGTCAACCTTCGGGACGCTAACCTTTGGGGCGCTAACCTTTGGTCATTGATCGGCAACAAGAAAAACATTAAATCACTTCAGTTGGAAAAATACGATATTTGCTATACATCAGAGGTGTTGCAAATAGGATGTGAACAACATTCTATAAAAGCATGGTTTGAATTCAGTGATGATGAAATAGCAAGAATGGAAGATGGCGCTCTAGAGTGGTGGAATAAGTGGAAAGTGTTTATAAAAACAGCTATAGAGCTATCACCAGCAGAGCCAACAATATGAAAAAATCAACTAAAGAAGACATTAAATTTTGGATAGCTATTGCATTTATTATCATAGCTAAGTCTTATATCGGCTACATGGAGGGTTTATAAATGAGTAATGATATTATAGTAAGCAGTGAAGATAAAATGATGAGCATGATCGAAAAGATTGCACTCGATCCAAACTCAAATACTGAAAAAATTCAGCAAATAATAGACATGCAGGCGCAAATTTTCGATAAAAACGCTCAAATTGAATACAATAAATCTATGGTTCAGTGTCAGCAAAAAATGCCAAAAGTGGTATCAAACCGGGTAAATAAACAAACATCCAGTACATATTCTACACTATCGAACGTATTAGAAACAACAAAACCAGTTTATTCTAAGTATGGATTTTCATTATCTTTTGGTAATAAAAAATCAGAAAAGACAGATCATATATGTATAACTTGTGAAGTTATGCACAAAGGAGGTCACACCAAGTATAGTGAGGTTGATTGGCCAATAGATAACAAAGGGATCGCAGGAAAAACCAACAAAACATTAATTCATGGTATGGCGTCAACTAACAGTTATGCTCAAAGATATTTAACTTGTATGATTTTCAACATAGCAATTGATGATCACGATAATGATGGGAATGGTTCTGAATCTCCAAAGCTAACAGAAAGTCAGATTTGTGATTTGCATGCACTGATAATAGAAGTTGGAGCAGATGAATCTAAATTTTGTAAGTATATGAATGTTGATTGTCTGGGCGATATATTAAACGATAATTATAAAAGAGCGGTTCAGGTTGTGGAGTCAAAACGATGATTATACTAGATGTGGAGCAAGGATCTGATGAGTGGTTTAAAGCTCGTATAGGGTTAGTGAGTGCATCTAATTTTAGTAAAATTATTACTCCAAATGGTAAAAAATCAACTCAATACAAATCTTATATGAACACTTTAATCGCAGAAAATATGATGGATCACAAAATAAATACTCATCAATCAGATGCGATGCTAAGAGGAATAGAATTAGAGCCAGAAGCTAGAGACTATTACGAATTTAAGACAGATTCAGAAGTTTCCCAAGTGGGATTGGTTTATATGGATGAATCAAAAACAATTTCTTGTAGTCCTGACGGATTGATGGAGAAAAAAGGGCTTGAGATAAAATGCCCCAATCCAAATACACAGATTGAGTATCTTAGGGATAACAAAGTCCCGGGGAAATATATTCCTCAAATTCAAGGTTCAATGTTAATAACCGGTTTGATGCAGTGGGATTTTTTAAGTTACCACCCAGAATTACAACAATTATTAATCACTGTTGAATCCGACCCTGAGTATCAAGCAAAGCTTAAGGTTTATTTAGATAGCTTTGTTGACGAAATGAGAGAAGCAATTAATCAAATAAAAGGAATAGAATAATGAATGAGCAATTAATAACAATTAAAGACAAAAACATTTTACAGGTATTTACTCAAGATAAAGGGTTAGATCCTTATGTTGAAATGATTAAAAAAGAAGTCAGAGAGTTTAACCACGACCTTGATACAGATAAAGGAAGAAAAGCCACAGCTTCATTAGCTGCTAAGGTTGCAAGATCAAAAACTTACCTTGATGGGTTAGGTAAAGCTCTGGTTAGCGATTGGAAGGCTAAGGCTAAAGTTGTAGATGGAAGCAGGAAAATAATGCGCGATCAGCTTGATGAACTAAAAAAAGAAGCTAGAAAACCTCTCGACGAATGGGAAGCACTAGAAGAGAAAAAAATAAAAGCAGAGAAAGAAAGGCTAGAAAAAGAAAAGCTGTCTATTCAGTTTGAAAACGATCACGAATTTGCTTTACTGTTGAATAAACAACACGATCAAGATGTTTTAGAAAAAATTCGCATTGAACGTAAAGCAGAAGAAGAACATAAGAGAATTGCCGATATTAAACAAAAAGAGCGCGATGAGCGTATTGCAGGAGAGGCTAGAGAAAGCGCTGAAAAAGAAAAAATTGAGGCTGAGGCTAGAGCTAAGCAAGCGGAAATTGACAAAATACAAGCTCAAAAACAAGCAAAGATTGACGCTGAGTTGGCAGAAAAAGCAGCAAAAGAAGCGGAAGATAGACGACTAAAAGATATTAAAGAAGCCGAGGATCGCTCTAGAATTGCAGAGAAAAAACGAATTGATGAAGAAAAAAGACTAGAGAAAGAAAAAAAAGAAAAGCTTGAAGCCAACAAAAGACATGTCGGTAAGGTTCGTGGGGAAATTAAAGATCACTTAATTCAGTCATGCGGACTAGATAACGATTTAGCCAAAAAAGTTGTTATCGCGTTAACCAAAACAAATAGAGTGACTATTAACTACTAGGTAACTTATGAGCAAGCTGCAATGGAAACAAAACCAGAACAATCGAAACAATAAGTTTTACGATGATTATATTAACAAGCAATTCAATTCATTTTTAAGAAAACACGTAGAGGCTATAAATGGCAAATGATTTAAACAGATGCGAATTCATAGGAAATGTAGGGACGGTTGAAACAAGATTTACTCCTGACGGTAAGGCTATAACAAGTTTATCTATTGCATCAAATGAAAGCTGGAAGGGTAGAGACGGTAAGAAGGTCGAAAAATGCAACTGGATACCAGTGACTATATTTGGCAAGCTAGCTGAAATATCTCAAAAGTATGTAAAAAAAGGGGATAAGATTTACATCGCTGGGAAATTCACGGTTGAAAAGTATCAAGATAAAAACACAGGGCAGGATAAATATTCTACAAAGATTATAGTTGATGGGTTTAACGGTCAGATGCAAATGCTAGGAAGTAAGGCTGATAGCAATCAAAGCGGAAAACCTGCACAGCAACAAAGCCAATCATCAGAAAGCATTCAATACCAAAAAGATTACATGGAAGCGCAGCAACAATCCGGTGATTTTAACAACTCATTTGATAGCGAGATCCCGTTTTGATATGAACTTTTCTCAAATAATAAGATACAAAAACGAAGGCATTCATAAAGAGCGAATATTTAATTATGTTGAAAATCTTATCGTATCTGAAAAAGTAGAATATGAGTGCATAATTAAGCCATACAAGAAGGGTAAATCATTAGAGCAGCTTGGGTATTATTGGACTGCCGTTATCTCAACAGCAAGAGAATGGCAAGGGCTAACAGTCGATGAAGCTGATGTATTTCTAAAAAGCAATTGCTGTACGCCAATTTACAAAGAGATATTCGGAGAAACATACGAAATAAGAAAGTCGATCGCAAAAATGAAAATTAACGAAATGGCAAAGTATATCGATGATTGCGTAAACTTTCTTGGTAGCCACGGTCAAGCAGTACCACCGCCACACTATAAGGAATAAACAAAATTAGTAAAATCAACAAACAATGGAGAGACGAGCAAGGACACCTGCCTGAATGCTTAAAAGACTTTCATGATGCCAAGTCTTTATTTAGAACGCTATCGGTATATTTTGATAATTCTGAAGAGTGCCCTGTTAATTGGATTGATGCTCATGTATTCACAATAGATTACTTTCTTTGGTTTATGGCTATTCATGGGTACAAACTAACAAAGACTACAGCGGATGTAGAAGTCACTGATTTGAAGGAAACTATTAAGGAGTTCGATCCTAGAAATCAAAGAAAAAATTACAATGAATAAAAGAGAGTTAATCAAATGAGAATATTAGATTTAATGCTTATTATCTGCTTAATCGGATTAGTGTTGACAGCATTTATAAACAAACGTAATTATGAATTTTTGATTGATGAACTAAAAAAAGGTCAGCCTGAGATATTATGCAATAAACAAGGCTTAGATCACAAAACAAGCGTTTATCAAGTAAAGAAAAAACAAATAATCATATGGTGTGAATAATGGATAAAATATACACAGTAGAGCAGCAAGATAAAGTGTCCAGGCTAATAACTAACATTAGATTTTATGCTGACAGAGTAACAATTTTAAGAAATGACAGCGTAAAAGACAGAAATATATTGCAAGAAAAATGTGATGACTTGATGAATTACGTTGATAGCGTCGAAAAGGAAATGAATAATGGATAACATAGATAATATACACTTTTTCGAGAATAAAGACTTTAATCCTAAAGTCGATAATATGGTCATATTGTTCTATGGGGGGGCAATTATAAGAGATACTTTAACTCTCGACACGGCTATTATCAATACTAATATTAAAACCCATAAAATTATATCTAAACTGGTTAAAGTGGATTAACGGCAAACCAAATGGCTCTATCAACTCTCAAGTGTATATCGTGCAAAGAAAGATTCAAGCGCGAGACAATGATTAAAAAGCCGATTGGTAATTTCTGTTCAACGGATTGCATTATTGATTACGCCCAACGAAAAGGCAAAAAACTTTTAGAGAAAAAAGCAAAAAAAGAACAGAGTTTAAGAAAGAGACTATTTTATGCAAGCGATTTAAAAACACGCAAGAAAGCTGCTAAATTAGCTTGTCACAGGTATATTAAAGAGAGAGATAAAGGGTTACCATGCATTTGTTGTAATAGACCGTTAAACGGGAAAATAGACGCTGGGCACTACCTGGAGAGTGGCAACAATCCACAAATAAGATACGACGAAGACAACATTCACTCGCAAAGCGTATACTGTAATCAATATCAAGGCGGAAATAGCGACGATTATCGAGGAAACCTGATTAAAAAGATAGGATTGAAAAGGATTGAAAGGCTGGAAAGCATGAAGGGTGGGACAGTAAAGAGAACCTGCGATGATTACAAAGAAATAGAGAATTATTACAAAGCGAAGTTAAATAAAATAACCATTGACAAGTGACCGGTCACAAGATATAATAGGTACAAGTTAAGAGAAAGACCGACCGGAGATAAAAATGAAAGACTTCACTATTCAACAGCTTAAAGACGCAATGATTGAGTTATATAACAAAAAGGATGATGCTAGCGGTGCAGCTTATAGATTAGCATTTGATATGCTTGAATCAAAAATGGATGATGATGATTTTGATCAATTT